CTAGAGCAGCCCGTCGAGAGCATCATCAACGGCAGGAGACACAGGGCAATCGGTCGAAGCGTCATGGCTGAGTACCTTCTTGACGATGGCTGAGAGTTGATCGGCCTCTTTCGATTTACGAGCCGCCCTATCGGTCAGGATGGCTTCGTTCTTGGCCTTCTCTGCCGCCAGTTTATCCATGGCCTCCATGGTCGCTTGGTTGGTGGCGATTAGGTCGTCGCGCTCGCGCTTCAGGTCCTGCGTCTTGCTCCACCACCCGACAACCCAGCAGCCGAGTACGAAGGCACCGCACAGGGCGATGATGAATCGCATCCCCCAGAGGATGCGGAAGAATGCGAGAACTCCGGCGACACTCATTGGTTATCCTTGATTCTAGCGGCTTTCTGAGGTATATGGAAGATGGATCGGCGGCGTGGAAAGCAGACACGCACGGCATGCTAAAGATGCGGGGCCTCGTACGACCTTTAGCGTAGTGGGGCACTAGCCGGAGTAGCGCCCGGCCCAGATCCTCATATCTGCGATGCCGGTTGGCGGAAAACGCACCTAACTGACAGACGCGAAAGTCGCGCAAGCGGCGAGCCGGGGCTAATGGTGATACGGCAAGGACCGGCGTATTGAAGGTTTGAGTCCTTCACCGGCATCGCAGATATTCAAAACACCCATGCCAGCCCCCACCCGATGCCAAAGCCCACAAACCAAGCCAACAGGGCAAAGAGACACCCACCCAAGGCCATGACCTTCGCAGCCCTCTGGGGCCACGCGTCCGTCCATTCGACAAGAAGGTCTTTCAGATGGTGAAAATTGGGCTCGGCGGTGTAAGCGCGCCATGATTCCACGAGGTCAGGGGTCGGGTCAGCAAAGCCTAGCTTGTTCCTCCAATAGCTCGGCTTATCCGAAGGCATGCCTTGGAAGATGTAGGTAAACGCCGACCACGCGCAGGCGAAGTAGCTTTTGACGGCGGTCCAGATCACGACACACTCCACAGCAAAATGCCGAGTAGAACCATCCCACCCACGATGAACAGGCGTTCCTTGATCCACTTCCCGGCCCTTTCGAGGTCGTCAAACAGCTCGTCAAACTCGTTCATCGCTTCCTCCAATCGTGCCAGTACTGACCGAGATTGAATTGCCCCAGGCAGAGCTTTCGCTCTAGCGCCCGGCGCTTGGTGAGGCCGTTCCATACCTGACCGTTGACCTTGTTCCAGCGATCCATTTCATGGCACCAGCCGGGATGGCCTGCGTTCAATTTCTTCAGCAGGGTTGATTTGCGGAACGCCTCGACGCCGACGTTGTAGATAAAGCTAATGAGGGCCGCGCGCTGATACGGTCGGAGGTCGCGGGTTACGTACCGGTCAATGGCATGGTCAGCGATGCCGAGTTGGCGCCTCAGCCTTTCGTCGCATTCCCGGTCATCCGCCACATCGCCCATGCGGACGTTGTAGGTGTCCCCGTCGCAGATCGTCGGAACATCGCCCACATCATAATATGCCTCGTAAATCCTGCCTTCGAACTGAGGCACGATATAGGCAGCGATCCCGAGAGCCCCGCCGATGGTGGCGGCTATGATGCGGTTGCGGGTTATCACGTATGCGGACCCAGCCCGGCAAAGCGGTCATAGAGCCAAGCAATGGCGGAACCGATCACGGCTAATAGGCCGGCGACCTTCAGAACGCCCCAAACGGCACCCTTCCCCCACTGGGCGTAGGAAAGGATTTGATCGGCCTTCACCGTCAAAGCCTTGAGATCGGCTTTAACGTCATCCATTTCCTTGGATTGATTCTCAACGATGGTTTCGAGACGGGCGAGCCGCTCGTAAATCTCACTCTCACTCATTCCCCGCTCCGCATGTGAAAGCTGCGCCGCAGGGAGGCATCGGCCAAAGCCACGGACACAAGTTGCGCGTTCTTGTCGGTAATCTCTCTGCGGAACACGACTTGACCGTTTTCCCAGAAATACAGATAAATCGGGGTTTCCCCGTTGGCGTTTTCAACCGCCCAGCCGGACGGGAGTTTGATCTCCGGCGTCATCGAATGGAGCGATACTCAACCGGGAGGCCAGCCGCCTCAGCGGCCTTGATGCCGTATTCCATCCCCTTGGAAATCCCCTCATCGGTGTAGACCACGGAAGCCTCCGCCACGGCGCGCCAGGCAAGACCGGCGTCGATTCCCCATTGACGCTCAGCAGGCACCTCATCCTTGAGAATGCCGGGCTGCGTATAGAGAAGATGGCTGGCGATCGGCGCTTCGCCGCGCGCCAGGCTGTCTCGCACGCAGGCGCGCGCGTACTCGACGTTCCTATCAATATCCCCCGCATAGGGGCTCTCTACGATAACCAGTCTCATTCAACCGCCCTCGGGCCGGTGCCCTTCAGGAACCGCTCTTGCTTCGCCGCCAGATCCGCCACCTTCTCTGGATTGGCGCCTGCGTCGATGCTCACCCAGAGGCAGATGAAACGGCGGAGTTCATCGAACGCGGCCTCTTCTACATAGCGCGCCATCAGATCGTCCCACCATTGCTGCGGACCACTGACAATCGCCAGTTCTAGATCTTCGTCAGACATGCCAAACCCTCCCGCGAAAGCTCACGAGCCCAGCTTCTTCATCGATGACATGAACGACCTCAGGCCACAGAAGACGGCCGCTGACGAACGGCAGAACGACAAACCCAGCTCGCCAATTGGCGGGTCCGTCTTCCATATAGTCCATGAACTGAGGACCGTTGACTTGGGCCAGCGTCCCAGTGTCAACACCCCATCGGTCGCCGTTATAATCGGTGAAGGGGGTTACCTTGAGGCTGTGAAGATGGCCGGTGACGATGGTCTTTCCTGAGTTCACCGTGTTATTGTGGGTGGCGTGGATTCCACCCTTGTAGCGGTGCTTAATGACCACTTCGTCATTGATCCAAACACCCCAGGCCGTTTCCCATGTCGGGAAATGGTCCTTGAGGTGGACCCCATGGATTTTGGCGTATTCAGGGGCGACGGTGGCAAGTCTGGTTTCGAAACGGGCGTCGTGATTGCCAAGCGTCCAGACGGTTCTGGGCTTGCCAGATTGCTTTGAAAGCGCCGCGACAATCTCACCGAGGCTATCCTTGCAGGCTTCCAGTTCCTGTGTAACCGTTGGCCGGGCCTCCCATCCGATCGGTGGATGACGGGAGACAGAGGCGCCATCGAACACGTCGCCATTCATGACGACGGCTTTGACGTTCGGTAATTCACCGCAGGCCCTGACAAAAGCCCTATGGGCTGTGGACTTGATCTCGGGCCAGTAATGAGCGTCTGACCCAACGATGACCAGCCCGTCCTCGACGCCAAATTCAACCCGCTGCGGGAACGTCTTAACGTCAACCTCCGGGACCAATCTGCGGCGCGCGGCTTCCGAGATATGATGGAGGAAGGTCTGCCGTGGGAGGCCCAGGGCTCTAGCTGCTTCGGCCTGGCTCCCGTGCTTGGCCAGGGAGTCAACGGCCCGCTGAAGCACCTCTCCGGATAGAGCGTGACCGGCCAAGATCAGGCACCCACGCCCGACGTGATCTTGAGCACCTCTTCCTTCTTCCCGCTGACAACACGATCAAAGCAGTTGTGCTCATCGAAGATGGCAATGAGGGCCATGTTGTTCCGCTCACCATCCTTCCAGAAGATGACGTAGCTCTCCCCAACATCGGTAAGTCCGTTGGCTTCCATGTCAGATTTGAGTGCTTGCGCACCCCCCCCTGTCACTTTACGGAAGAAGATTCCTTCACCGGATTTGGTCACGACCGTTGCAATAATCTGATCCTTGGCGATGCACTGCGTTAAAGGCTCGGCCTTGGACAAACTGACAGTCACCAGTACACAGGCAAGCAGCGTTAGCGCCGCGATGGTCGGGCGGTAGAGCATGGGATATCTCCCTGTATGAAGTGAGCCGCGCGAACTTGTGGTGCCGCGCCTACCAGATAATGACCAAGCGTCCAGGATTGCCATTTACGCCGGCCGTGTTGATGGCGGCTTGCGCCCCGCCCTGACCGGCCGAGCTGGCATAATCTGCATCCGCATTGTTTCCGGCATTGACGCCGCTGCCCGCGGTCAACACGCTGTTGGCGCCCGTGGATAAACCAGATCCGCCACCACCACCGCCGCCGCCGCCCGTGTCCGTTCCAGGGCCTTCGCCGCCACCGCCGCCAAACCGGCCCGCACCCGCTCCGCCGCCAGACGCGGCATTGGTGGCGCCAGGATTACCGCGTCGACCTGAACTTCCGCCCCCAGGAGCACCGCCTGCGGACGTTCCGCCCGCTGCTGCACTGAACGTCTCATCGCCACCGGCACCGCCCGTGTTTGCGCTGCCGGCCGTGCCATCGCCACCGGTCGTCCCGGTACCACCCGCACCACCAGCGGCATTGGTTCCGGCGCCGCCGCCGTTGCCACCCGCCGAAGCGTTTGATCCCGCGGCACCGGAAGAGCCACCACCCGCACCACCAGCACCACCTGAGCCGCCACCGTTACCGCCGCCGCCCCCAGCACCACCGCCAGGGGCTTGGACAAGGTAGGTGGATGAGCGCTTGACGTTGGTTAGACCGCCACCGCCCCCGCCCAATCCGCCGACCGAGACGACGACACCAACAAGTCCGCCGGCACCGCCCGCACCGACGTCGATTGTCAGCGTTTCGCCGGGCGTGACGTTGATCTCGTCATAGGTATATCCGCCACCGCCACCAGCACCGCCGGTCGAGACACTGGCACCAGCGCCACCGGACCCAGCCCCAGCCCCCCAGGACTTGATCTTGAGTAGGGAGGCGGTGCCGTTGACCACATAGGACGTCCCGACCTGCGCGGTGTTGTAGGTGTCCTTATTGGTGAATGTCTGCCCGCCCCCACCCAAGAGAACGCCCATCTGATAGGACGCCAGCATGGATTTGACAGCCGGCATATGCAGGCGCATGAGCGCTTGCCACTCTTCGCGGGTGAACTCATGGGGCGGAAAGATGCGCGAGAACGCATCGGCAAAAAGAAGCTTCGAATATTTGCGGTCAATGGCTGACAGCGGCAACATCAGGCGTCGTTTCCGGCATTCGTCGTGATGAAGAGGTCGACGGCGATAAGGCGCGCATCAACACCAAGGGTATCAGAGCCGTTCGACGGAACCCGTTTCACGCGGAACAGCACAACATCCCCCTCTGCCGGCGTTCCAGCGATGGTTATCGCGGTACTTTCCGATGTGGTGTGCAGGTCGCCAGCCGTCAGAAGCGTGTCGGTGACGACCTGCTCAGTGCCAAAGGCAACATCCAATGTATCGTCGTCTGATACGGCAACAGCCTGAAGTGCCCAGGCAACACCGCCAGACCCAGAAGCAGCCGTCCAGCGCGCCCGAAATGTGATGGTTGATTCGTCCCAGCTCTTGGGCATGGGAAGCGTGAAGCCGGCAAACTCCTGCGTCGTCGTGTCAAAATCTAGGGTTCGATAAAGCGTTTTGTTGGTGGTCGATTCGATGGCCGCCGCTGCTGCACCGTTCGTCGTGGCGGCCTGCATGGCGGACGCAAGAATGGGAATGAGATGCTTGCCGTTCGGATTATAGACAGATGTCTTAAGCTTTAATGGCGTGACGATTCTGGCATCATCCGAGCCGGTATTGACCTCAGCCTGGGTGGCCAACTCGGCAATCCCGGAAGCGGTCTCCGTTGCCGATGAGACAGGGGTTAGAGAAACATATGTCTGCGCCCAGGTGATGTTATCGACACCGATCTCCACATCATCCGCCGTGGAAAGGTTGAACCACTGCGCCGCATTCACCGTGCCTTCGGTAACCTTGACTGTCGTTCCCTTCACCGCATCCCTGGCGCCGTCGAAATCCAGCGCTCTTGACCAAGCGGTTGTGGAGGCAACCCATATTCCGTTGGTGACCTGGTTGGCTTGATCCTTGACCAACACACGGTCGTCAGTGACCACGGCCACACCATCAATCGTCTGTTCGCCAGAAAGGGTAACGGCGCCGGTCGTCGCAACACGGCATGGGGCTTTCACGGCAACAGAGGTTGTTAGACCAGCAAGGCGGTCTGTTACGGTCGATGGCATTCAATTCTCCGGGCAATAAAAAAGGCCCCCGGGAAGGGAGCCTTTAAGTTCTGTGGCGCTTCGCTGTTTTAAGCGGCTTTGATCGTTTCTTGCGTCTGGTCGATGGCGGCGTAGACCTGCGCCAATTCCTGCAGGTCCTTGTACCGGCTCCGCCAGTTCTGCAACTCGCTCATCGCGCGCTCCAAAACCTGCTTGCGGAGGTCGGCGTCACTCATGGCATGCGCCATGCTGGTATATGACCGCTCGCCATCTCGCTGCACGCTGACGAAGGCGCGCACCGGCTTGGTCGGTGCGGTACCTTCCTCGGTGACGTTCTGGATGACGACATGCCGGATGATCTGCTTTGCTTGATCGACCCGGTATAGTTCGCCGGCCTTCGCGTCGTCCCATTCGAACGCCTTATGAAGCGGCGCCTCCTGGGGCCTTGAATCATCAACGACCATCTCGGGTTCGAGCTTGCCGCCGTTATCCTGCCTGATCTTTTCGAGCCGCTCGCCGGCCACTTGAGCCGGGACCGGAATCAGGCTGTCTGTCATCGTCCACGCATATTGAGCGGAGTTTGATAAGGTCATGGTAGAGTCCTTTGTTGAGGTTAAAGAACCGTGCCATGCCCCGCCTCGCCTAACCAGGACTCGCCTGGCCATACCAGGCCTCGCCTAGCCTTGCCGTGCCTCGCCGTGCCTTGCCTGCCGTGCCTCGCCCCGCCCTGCCTTGCCGTGCCGGGCCATGCCTCGCCCTGCCTAGCCTTGCCATGCCTGCCATGAAGCCGCTCAGGCCACCCGGAACATGCCGAATGAGCCATCCTTCTGCGGCCGCCATTCCCCTACGCCGATCGAGAAACCGGCGGTGTTGAACAGATTGACGATCTGCTCGGCGCTCAACACATTCGCATTGTATCGGACAACGAATTTTGCCGACCACTCCGGGAACTCACCGCGATAGCGGATATCCGCTGTCCCCATGCCGATACGCACCATATCCTCGCGCATTCTTGGCTCCCCTTCAATGGGAACCATGTCGCCAACGAGGTGGAACGCACCGCGGGCCTCGACTTTCGTCACTCCGTCAACGTGCGAGCAGGCGTCAACGGCAGAGGACTTGAAGGCCACAGCCGGGAAGCCGTACCCGCCGCTCGGCAGCGGATAAAGACTGTCGAGGTAGTCCTGGTGCGGGTCCTTCGCTTCCTTGGCCTGCTTCGCCTGCTTGGTCTGCTTCGCCAACATTTGCGCCTTGGCCTTCTTCGACCAAGCATGACAGATGAGCGGACTGTCACCCACTATGGTGATTTCAATCATCTGCAGATTGAGCTTCGGCAGCGTGATGACGGTTTCGACCTTGGGTGCCTTAGCCATTTTTGCCCTCCCGCTCGAGACGTTCCCTTTCCTTGCGCTCTTGCTCATGGAGCCGGTCAATCAACATCCGCGAAATGCGGAGCGTCATGGGCGGGTTCGCCCGCGGCTTCGGTTCACCAGGACGCCTGATATATTTGACGTTCTCGGTCCAGGTGTTCACGGGCGTGGCACCCTCACCCTGGTGCTCGTCATCGCCGTTGTCCTCGTCGTCTTCGGACTCGCCGCCCCAGATCTGCCTTTCCAGGTCATCCTCGAGTGCCTCGCAGCAATCGTCGTCATCAACCTCCATGTCGGGGTCGGGTTCGCCGTGGTCGAGGAACTGAATCAGAAATTCGATCAACTGCTCAATCAGGTGCCGTTCGGCCAGGTTGGCGTCGATGTCCACCCCGACGATCTGGTCGGGAAAGAACAGTTCATACAGCCGCTGCCTTGCGGCGGCGTCCATGCTAGTTTGTTCAGCAGCTTGTGCCATTGGGCAATCCCCATTGGTTCGAGTTAGGCCCTTCGAGGTGGATCCAGCACCTCGTTGGGCTGCCAATATTCTTGATTGGCAACCTCACTTTACCTACAATGGCGTGAATGTCAATCGTCATTGTAGGTAATTTACCAATGATCAAACTTCCATCTCTAGGCGTTCGCGTCCTGCCGGAAACAAAAGCTGCGCTCGAAAAGGCCGCATCTGACGACATGCGAACAGTTTCAAGCCTAGTAGAGAAAGTCCTAGTCGAGTGGCTTCGCGCAAACGGCTACTTGAAAAAGAAATAATCACTGCAGCGTCTGCCGGTGCCACAGACCCTGGCCATAATCCCGGCGCCGGCTTTCCGCCTGGCGGTCGAGAAACCCCGGCGACAGGCCTTCCCGGATCGAATTGAGAATCAACCAATCCAAGGTCGGCCGCACCAGGTGCAGGTTGGCATAGGGTGTATTCTGCAGAACAAGGTTCAACCCGTCCGCCGCCGTGGCATCGCCGTCACGGGCCTTCAGCATCAAATCGATGATATCGCTGCCCGTACCGATGGCAGGGCCAACCGCCGTTTCCAAGGGGCCGCTACCGAAGCGGTTGGCCTGGGCAAAGAGGAAATCGCCATAGATGCCCGCCGCGCCGCCCTGCGCCATGGCCGAACCGATGGTGGCCCAGTTCACCGACCCGTCCGGGTCCTGTAATTTCCGACGATCGTAACCCCTGGCGTAATCCTTGAGGGTCTGTGCCGCATAACCGGCAATGGTCAGCCCGGCAATGAGGTGGCCGATATGACCAATGGATTGCGCCGACATCAAACCGTTGCGCTGCCCGGTAATCGCACGGCCCAACACGCGGTTGGTGAATGAGACCGGCCAGCCCTTGAACTGGAACAGATGGCGCAGAAGTTCGCCGTAAAACGTGCCGCCCTGGGTTCCCCGCAGGGTGAAGCGGCGTGACCGAGCATCGGTTTCAATCATGCCAAAATTGAGCTCGTCGGAAATGAAACGCCGCAGGGCCAATTCGGTGTCTAGTTTGGCGCGGGCGACCTTGCTCTTTGTGGGTTCCCCGTCGATGAGGGATGAGAATGCCTCGTCCGGCAATTCCCCGATCCGATCCGGCGTGATGTAGGTCTTGCCGTTCTCCGCCTTGAAAGCCGCCTGGCGGATGATGTCCCAGCGGGCCGCATCGATGCCGTGCTGTTCCAGGACGAATTTGAACTGATCGCCCAGCTTGCCCCAGCCCTTACCGCTGTGCAGGCCCATATTGGCGGCGATCATCCGGGCGCCGGCCGCGCGCATGCTGTCGGTCCACCAAGTGAGGCCGGACCATTTAAAGAAGTTGGCCATGCGGTCCGTCAGGAAGCCCGGTACGCCGTCATTGGCGAAGGTGGACGAATGGATGTGGTCAATGAGGCCGTCGAACCCTTCGCCCAAGGTATAGGCGATTTCCTTTTCGGCCATGTCGCCGCCGGTGCGGCCCACCGAATGCACCATGTCGATGGCCTGACGCCCGTAGGATTCAAAGAGCGGCTTGCCGTGATATTTCATATTTGCAGCCTGGGTGACGAAATCGCCCGTGCTGCTGGCCAGGGCAAAGCCCAGCTTCGCCATGGATTGAAGCGCGCGGATACCCCCATTGACCCGGGCTGTCGTCAAGCCGTCCGGGTTGAAGCCGAGTGTGAGCCCCCTTGCCTCCGCCAGCGCCTGGCCGATCTGGGACCCCTCCGTGGTCAGGGATTTGACCTGTTTGGCACGTTGTTTTTCATTGAGCTTTGGGTCATTGCGGACTTCTGTCTGCATCTTGTCGAGCAGGGAGTTCAGCATCAGTTCGGGGTTTGGCCCCAAGGTCTGCATTTGCGCCGCGATTGAGGCTGACCGGCGCTGGTGGTTCAGGATGCTGGTGACGACATTCCCCACGCCGAAGCGTTCGTTATAGGTGAGCCAGTCATCGGCGGATTTGAAGTGCAGGACGCGCTCTTTTCCCAGGCGCTTGGCGAGGTTCGCCGGCCCAGTAACCTTGCCCTGTCGCTTCGCGGTCAGGCTGTTGTCCTTTCCGGTAACGATGGTCTTGTAAACATCCTTGAGCGCCGCCTCGATCTTGGCTGGCGCCATGTCCGGGAAACTGCGCTGCAGATCCAGACGCGGCATGATTTCGCGGGCCCAGTCTTCCGGTGTGGTCGACAGCAGCTTGGCGGCGTCGTGGGCCTGGGGCGCCCAACCGTCCAGTTTCCCTATATTCGCACCTAATCGGTTGAGGTCGGTACGAGCAACTTCCGCATGGGTGGCGAAAATCTTCGCGACCTTGGCGGCGTCCGGATTGCCGCTGATACTGGGAGTCCCGTCCTCCTTGATCTGATACATTTCACGCAGGACGTCTTCGCCAAAATCCTTGTCCTTCAGGAGACGCAGGGTTTCCGGCGCTTCCTTCAAGACATTTGCCATCATCTGGCCGATAAAGCGGGATTCGAAGGCCAGCTTCGTGGCATAGATCGATTTGCGGGCGGTCGCGGCCCCCTTTACCGTTCCTTCCAGAATGGCGAGAACGGCTGCTTTCGGCGTCAGCCCAGCGGCGCGCAGGCCGGCGATCTGGTTTTCGGCTCGGTCACGGGCGATGATGGTCAGCGCCGTCTGCTTTCGGGCAAGTGCCGCGGCAAGCCGCGCTTTATCGCCTTCCTCACGCGCAATTTCGGCCATCCGTTGATCGATATTGTCGATCTTGCCTTCGGCCTCAAGGCGCATCCGGCGGCGCTGGATCTGCGTGGCGATCTCGATAATCTCATCTTCGCTCAACCCACCGCCCGCTGCCTGATTGATCTCAATTGCGCATGGGGGGAGGCCGCCATCAGCGGAAACCATTAACCCTTCCTCCCCAGGCAGAACGCCGCGGCCTCATAGGCCTTGGCATATCCATCTGCCTGTTTTGCCACCCGGTCGATTTCGCGCAAAGCTTCGATCTCGCTTTCATTCAACTGCTCGTTGTCGATGAGCTTTTGGAGGTCCGCAGCCTCGGGAAATTCACCGCTATCGATATTGATCTCTTGTTCCTCGGCAAGTTTTCGTGTGTCGTTCAATGGCTTACCGATGCGCTGCTCGGCTGCCTTGACCGCTGAGTCCACCGCGCCTACATTATTGGTCCTGTCGCTGGTGACGGTCGGAAAGTCCGCTGCCGCCGGGGGTGTTCTAGACGCCCCGCCGTATGAGAGAACCGTGGCCTCTCCACCAGCCGACAGCCTCTCCCCCAATGCCTCACGCGCTTTTGACAATGTCCGGTCCGGGCTGCTGTGGATCGACACCACCTCGTAGCCATCGGCCTTCCGCGCCAATTCCATGACGGCGACTTGGTTGCGCGTTTCCTGCCTGCCCGTCCTGAACGGTTTGGTCAACAAGATGCGGTTGGCGTTCTGATGATCAGGGAGCATCTCGGATGGCCGCGCCATCAGATCAGGAAGCCTCGCAAGGAGCTCGTCGGCAATGGTCGGATTCTGGCGGTAAAGCTTTTCGATGACCTGATTTGAAAGACGCACATTGTTCTTTGTGGCGCCCATCCCTTCATTCAATTTTCCCGCCAGATTGGCCAGCGGTTCCGGCAAACTGCCCAGATCGAACGTGAACCGCGTGGCCGATTGCGCGCCCTGCTGCGGCTTCACGATGTCGCGAACATAAGCCGGGATATTTTCGGCGGTCGCCGCATCGATCTTGCCAACGTCGAAAGCCGGGCCATCGGCGCGCGGGTTTAACAATCCCACCAGATCGTCGCTGGCCCTGGCCATCGTATCGTCACCTGCCAGCCGAACCATGTCGGTGAACTGACGGGCATTGATCGGCGGCATGGAAATGGGTCTTTCCATCGCCACGTCGTTGGCGGCCTGGTGCAGAGTGTCGACGGCGGACCGAACCGTTTCCGGACGATAACTCGGCAACTTCTCGCGCCAGCCGACAACACCGCCCATTGTGGCGCCAAGGACCGCACTGACAGCGACGTCGGTCAGTTGGTCTGCGAACGATACATCGTCACCGAAACTGCGGCGGGACTGGCTAATGATCGGCTGCACAGCACCGGTCACAATCGCGGCATCCAACCCCTGAATGGCGGAACGACGCAAAATGTTGGCAATACGGCCGGCGGTCGCCGCCTTGAAGGCGGGACCAAGCACTGGGATGTAATTGGTGGGGTCAGGGGCCGAGCCAATCAAGGAGCCAATGACAGCGGTCGCCACCTGCCCGGCACTCCATGGGCGGTTCTGGCGCTGCCAGGACAAAAAGCGGTCCTCGTCATGGATTTCCGCCTTGGCCTTGGCCCGCGCCTCAGTCATGCGATTATCGAACGGGATGGATTCCCGGTAGAACTCAGACGATTTCCACGCCTCTTCGCTCATCAACGGTTCGTCGGTCCGCACCATCTTTGGCGGGGCACGACCGATGCCTTGTTTCGGATCGACCATGCGATCATCATCGGGAACGCGGATGTCCCTTAAAACGGTCCCCGGGATGCTCTGATTGAACGAATCCTCAATGACTGCGCCAGCATATTCGCCAGCCGGCGTTTCGCGGTTTTCGATAATCCCTGCCAGCTCGTTCGGCGTTACGGCGCTGCGCCGCGGGGCGCTGATAATCATTGGCCGCCCGGCGTGGGTGCGTGCGTGATCGCGCTCACGGCATCGCCATAACCAGCCAAAGACGCATCCGCCAATCTGCCTCGCTTCACGGCATCGGCAATACTCACGCGCTGAATGACGCGGGTCGACCCTGGAATGCGCAGCACCAGATCGTTCGAGCCCTCATTGACCCACACCCCGTTTTCGGCAATGTCGCGCGCTGTGGCCTGTGAATAGGGATCGTCCGGGAAAGTGCCGGCCGCTTCACGCCGCAATGCCTCGAGCCCAGCCCCCAGAGCCGGCGCGTCGGTTTGGGCGGGGAAAAAGACCTGCGCAAAATCCGGGTCGGAGATCAGGGCGAATTGCGCGGTCAGGTCGTTATAGGCTGTCTTCACCGCCTCCGTTGGATCTGCCCCTGTCAAAACACGGGCCTTCGCCACCTGCTCAACGGCCGCCGACAAATCGGTCAGTAAGCTTAGGTCCGCATCGCCGGTCAATTTGGCCTGCTCTATCACAACGGCGCCAAACTTCGATTGCAAAGCACTCGCCAAGGCCGCTTTACCTTGCGTCTTTAAATCCACACCCTTCACATCGGCCCGCATCTCGGACCACAATTTTTCGCCCAAGGCGCGGTTCTTGGCTTCGGCCGGCGTGTTCTTTCCATCGATCGCCAGATTGGCGACAAACTCGGCCCCCGACGGCAGAGTCGTCCCAGCGGCCCCGATATCAGCAATGATCTGGCGGGAAATAGCGTCGTCCCCGACATCGACAGCATTGACGAATGCCGCGTATTGATCTTTGGGCGTCTGGGCTTTCTCAATGCTGTTGGCGACACCCCTGGCATATACGTCTGGCAGGGCCGTGGGTTCTTGAATACCCATCTCCTTCTGACGTTCCTGCAGGGCAGCTATTGCCATGCGGGCTTCGATCCGCCCTTCCTGGGTCGCCATATCCGCCCCTTGCAACTGGCTATAGGCGTCCATCCCAACGGGGTCATTCTGCGCGACGTACCCGGCCGGGTCTTCGGCAATGGCCTTATGCTTCTCTGCAATTGCCGCGCGGAGCTCGGCGTAACGCGCATTGGCTGCGGCCGATCCGGGCCCGGCTTGGCCTGCGGCCGCTTCGGCGCCCTTCAGCATGGCGATGTCGTCCGGTATGGACTGGGTTGCTACCAGATGATGATCGCGGCCGGCCTGGGCCTGCGCGTTAAGCTCGCGCTCAAGTTTTACAGCCCGTTCGTCGCCATAGGCGGCATAAGCCTGTGCCACATAATTATTGTCGACGTCACCGGTCAGATAGGCATTGGCCATGGCGTCTTCTTGCCCCAGCGATACCGATACCTGCGCTGCTTGGCGTGCGGTCTTGGCCTGGTCCTGCATGGCCTTGGCGTATTTGGCGATCAGGTCACCGCGCACGGATGGGTCGAGCACATCCGCCAATGTTCCATTGGGCTGTGAGAAATCCCACCCGCCTTCTGGTATTTCTCCCGCCAGAACCCGACCAATCGGCTCACCATTCCCGCCATTGAACTTGTTGGTCCACAGCGAGGTGAACTGACCGGCGGTCATGTTCTCGGTGCCGCCGTTCTGCAGGATGGCTCGACGGGCGTCGTTCACATTCCCATAGACCGCCGTCAGCGCGACGATGGCCGGCTGGTCGGCGTTTGACAGAAGTGCAGCGGCACCGCTCGCGCCTTGCTGGTGAGCAAGATAAAGCTCGGCCGGTGTCGGCTCCCGGTTGAGAGCGCCGCGCAGTGCGGTACGATTGTTGTCGAGCAAACGCGCGGCGGCTTCGGTCGATGCCTTTGGATCGGTTCTGTCCTTCAGGCCGTATTCGTCGGCAGTCTTGCTCGAAAACTGGAACAGCCCAACCACATCTGGGTTGGTCGGGTTGACCGCGTTCGGATCGCCCTTGGATTCCAGCTCCGCGATGCGGGCAAGAATGGCCTGATCGTTCTTCGGCGCCGCCTTGACGGCTTTCTCTATTTCTGGCGACGGAAGCGGCATTTGCGTAATGCCCGGCTTCGGCGGCGCCGCACCGGGAACCAGTTCGGCAAGGGCTTCTTCCGGTCGCTTCAGATCATAGTATTGCTGGGCATATGACTGGGCCGTCTTGCGCTTCAGCAGCTTCGATCCAGGAACGGTGATGTAGCCAGCCTTCGCCGCCGCGTCGATGCGGCCATTGATGCCATTGATGATGGATGCCCGAGTCTTTTCGTCTCGCGCCTTGAGAGCGGAGGAAACGCCATCGGTCACGGCCAAGTTCAGGTTATCGATGCCGTCTTTCGTCTCACGGTCAAAGGCCATCGACTTGATGCGCGCGGCACCTTGCGCCAAATCAAGCTGGGTTTCCTGCTCGAACCGGCGGCGAAGCTTGGCGTTGGGCAGCGCGGCTATGAGATCCCCGCGCACCCTGCCCATATTCTCGGAATACCGTTTCTCGTAAGTGCCCCAATCCGCGTCATTATCGAAAGCGTTATCCTGCTCGACCTTGGCCTGAAGGAATTTCCCCTTGGCGTCGTAATAGTCGTTTTCGTCCAGGGCATCCTGGGCGCGCTGCATCCCTCTCGCCTGGGCATCAAGACCGCCGGCGATGTTCTGCAATCCACGGCCAACCATCCCGGCTGACTCAATCGCCGCATCATCGGCAGCGGTTGAATTGACGCGGACAACCGGGCGACGGCCTTGGGGGATGCTGCGTTCAAGACGGGTCGGAAGGACCGGCATCAGCGAACCCCCGGCGGCCGGAAGCCAGGTTCACGAAAGGCCGGGACATAGGGTGTGCTCAAGTCGGTATCCCCATACTTGTCATAGAATGTCGACATGCCCTCAAGGGCCGTCCCGATGGCGGTATTCCTGGCCGCCGACCGATAGGCACTGGCCCGGGTGCGATAGGCAGCGGCGGCGTTACGACCTTCGTATTCGGCGCCGGATGCCGCGGACTCAAGGCCGCGCGCCGCTTCTTCGCCGTTATACAAAGCCGTGGCCGCGTTGTACTCGCCATCCGCCGCCAGATCCCCCAGAATCTTGGTGACCGATGGATCAGAAGCCCCGCCGCCAGAAGCGGCGGCTACGGCAACGGCGCGCGATTCCGCCAACCTTGCCGCCCGGCGTTCCTCGATCGATTGACGTTGCGCCGTGGCGCGCTCCGATCCGGCCTGTTGGCGATATTGGGCAGCTTCTGACTTGCCGGCGCTCTTTGACTGTTTGGCTGCACGTTTGGCGGCACGGGACGCGGCATTACCTTCCGTGAGTGAGCCAATAGATGAAATGGCGGTCGACGCTCCCTTTAGGATGTCGGCGTTCTTGCCAAAGTCGTCCATTGATAAACCTCACCTACGCGGTCAAATCCCAGATGTTCCAAAAGCTCTCGCGATCGATCGACGGCCGGATCCGCTACGGCAAAGACCGTCGCGCCCCGTCGCTCGATCATGTTTCTAACGATCCTTGCCGCCTTATAGATCGCAAAAGGGCATTGCCGTAATTCCGGCTTGATCCGGGCAAAGGCAATGATCCGACTGTCTTCGTAGTAAATTCCACCCAACCCCAAGGGTATCTGGTCGACTGTTACCACCACCGCCCGCATAGAGCGCTTCTGAGGGCCGTGATAAAGCGCCGCGACATCCAGGGCGTTGGCCTGACGAATTTCAATGTCAGCCATTTGTCTCGACGCCGATCGTGGCGCACAAGATGGTAGCAGGACGGGGGGCGGCGGCACGGATGCACAGACGCGAATCCGTATCCCAATCGCCGTTGAACTCACTGAGATCAAAATCCTCCTGGTCGAGAATTTCCGTACCGGCATAGTTCTTGCCGCGAATGTTGAGCGGCAGTGACCGGAGGTGATCGAAATCCCGCCCAACCTTGATCCCCTGACAATGAGTGCGATCGACGGTCAGGGCCTTTTCCGTCAGCTTCTTCTTGCGATTGAGCGGCGTCCCGCCGGCGGCGGCATAAGCGAGTTTGGCCGATTTGTACCGCGCCTCGTAAGACAGGCCGGCAACAACCTTCGACGCTGCCGCGTCCAACGTGATAACGCCACCCGAAACAGTCTTGGTTCCCACGTCCACACCGTCAGACCAGACAACAACCGTTTCACCCTCAAGATGAGCAACGGGAATACTTGTCGTTGGCGTTGAATCATAGACGACGAAACTATCTGCCTGCTTGTTGAGCAGCCCGCCGACGCAATCAGATTCGCTGGCCCAACGTTCCAGGAAACGTTTGTCAGATCCGTTTATGGTTCGCTTGACCACATAGTAGACACGGTCCTCCGGGGCCGAAGGAAGGGTTACAACCCCCTCAATGAACCCATCGGTTTCAACGTCGATCCAGCAAATGACGTCTTCCACTTGGTCGTAGACCATGACCCCGGCGGTACCATCGGCCAGAACACAGTGCACCCGCGTATCCGGCCGGCGCTGAATATCCATCGCGATAATTCCCACCGAGCATTGCTCGGGGATCAGCGTCACCATGTCTTCGGCGTCGTAATCATAGGCCGTCGCATCATAGGTGAGTTTCAACAGACGCCGTGACCCCTGCTCGACAAAGAAGGCGTTCGAATCCATTTTAGCCGCCGCGATGGGACCGGAGCCGTAGGTCGAGCAATCCTTGATGTTGAAGTTCGTCGCCGTCAGGAGCTCATCGAAGGACGACGACCGCGCGGACTTTTCCGACGCCTGCGCCCCGACGACAAGCCGTTTGAGAGGCAGCATCCAGTTAATCGTGTCAACGGGGCCTTCACCGATAGATCTGGAAATGGGCGCCGAATCCCCCTCTTGCGTATCGTCAAAGGAGGCAAACGCATCCGAAATGGACCCGAAAATCTTGTCCTTGCCGGCCCACCACAACCTTCCTTCATAGATAGCTGGGGTTGTCGGGAACCCTCTGCGGTCTGACCATGCCCCTTCCGACCATGTTCCCGTTGCCGTGGTTGAACCGAAGGGCTGAAGAACGGAGACATTGACCAACAGCTCCGACGTATAGGACGTGACTCTGGCAATCCCGGTTAACCCACCGGAATCATAAGTCAAAGTAACTGTGGCGGTACCGGAGGTGTAAGCACCGGTTTTGATGCCGACCCGGTAGAAAATTATCTGATTATCAAGCGAATCGTTATAGGTCGCGGAACCGTTCGTGGTGTAAGTGGTCGTCGTGTCGGCCCAGGCCCCAGGTTCACCGATGGACCGTTGAACAGTGATCGTTGCTGACCATGTGCCGGAACGGTTGATGGTGAAATTACGAGAAGTCCCAGTTCCGATAACCTTGATGTAATTGCCGAACTGCCCTTCACCCGTGAAGGAATCCGTGACCGTCTGGCCGATGGAGGTCAGCTTGAACAGGGACCCGACATTGGTCGACCGGAACAGCTTTTGGGATGCGGTGAGGGTCGTATCGCCCGTTAGAGCACCAGCGGTCAGGGTAATGGCCGAGGTGTTTTCCGTGCGAAACGGCCCATCGTCCGCGATGTAATCGACCACCGACCACGACCGGACGCCCCGACGCTCAATCCTCTGCTGCCGCTTTCCCTTACAGGCGCAAAACAGAACATCGATCGATTGGGTATATCGGACGTTGGCGAGGTTCGACGCGCTCCAAATGGTCGGGATGACCATATCCCCGGCGGATTCAATGGCGATGCTATCGACCAGCGAGGCGTACTGAGTTGTCGCTGAGAGTTCCACATAGGCGCTCGCCCCAGTCGGGGTAAAGGCCAAGGAATGGGTCCCGGGCAACAGGGTGGTTGCGGTGATCAATTCATCACCACCCGAAGAAGTCCCTACCCGCAACGTCACCTGGCCGCGGGTAATGGTGACCCTCAACCCGTGTTCGACGTTCTGGTCACTCCCGGATACGGTCAGCGTTTGGCGGCGAATAGCGGAATTATATCGCGTCCCCACCAGGGACATATAGCCACCCGCCAACCAGGAAGACGTAGCGCCCGATTGGTCATCATCCGACCATCCCGTCAAATCTGTGTTGAACGTCCCGTTGGTGAAAGCCGTAGAGACAGAGGGCCTCGAAATGATCGCCTCGTTGTAATCCCTCACCCGCATGGCCATGTCGGTGAGCTCGAGCAGCGCCAGATCGTTTTCATCGGTCGACGGAACAAAGCCGATATACTTCGCGGCCAGATCATTATAAGTCGAGCCGATATACCCCAATCCCGGCCGGAGCATCATCGACCCCAGGATGCGCGGCATCCAATTGGTCATGACCTCGGCTGACATATTGGTGCGGCGAATGTCCGTTCTCGCCAGGGCCAACCGGGATATCTTCCCTCGGTTAAAGCTCTGCAGCGAAGTGTATTCTTTGGGCATCAGCCGCGCTCATACCACCGGCCGGAGCGCCGGCCTGTCCGTGCCATCTGCCAGCCCGTGGGCGGAGGAAAGCTCACCGGCTCTTTCAAGGCATCGCTGGCAAGGGCGGTTGTGCGCGCCATTTTTAGCTTCCCAAGAACGGTGTCTTCGTCCTCTTTCCCATCGGTCAGGCGTTTGATGATGCGAGAGGCAAAGGTAGCCTCAACGAAGCGGGTGAAGCTTACCGGCCACAGAGAGAAATCCATGCCATAGGCGTTTCCATTGGAAACGAAACGCACATAGATCGTGTCCAGTTCGCAGAACCAGTAATTCCCTTCATCCTGGTACTGATAGAGCGGGCAGCGGAAATACTCATCCGAGCACAGCGAAACCAGCTTCTTCAGATCCGTTGGCTTGTCGAATGCCCGGCGATAGCCGAACGGCGGTTCAACCGATGGGGAATAGTCGATCTGGACCGTGCGCATGGCATGATTCCAGAAACCACTTTCCAAGCAGCCGTCGATCGTGTCCCGATCCCATGCTTCATCCAGCAGATACCGGGCTTCCCGGTCTTCCGTCAGATTGGCAAGGCTGGGGCTTCCACAGATTTCAAGCGCGCCGTTGTAGATCGAAAGCCGGGTCGGCGTTGCCATCAGGCGGCCTGGGCCTTGATCTGTTCCTTGACATAGGAACGGGCATCTTCAGAGTTCGAGAAACCCTCGCGCAGGGTTGCTGCTGGCTTTTTGCCCTTGGCGTTTCGAATTACGATCCACTGCCGATGCTGACCTGCGTGGCGGAGCGTATGCCCCTCAAAGACGATATCCGCCACCGACGAAACGGCGAAAACTTTTGGCTCGAACAGGAACTCGACTTTTACCCCATCGTCAGAAAACCCAAGCACGATGAGCTCGACATAGAACGAACCATCTTCTGCAAAAGCCTCGATCTTATTCCCGGGCGCCAGATTGCGCCGTACATGGCGCCAATAATCGGGGCTGAGAAGGTCGTCCGGCGACGTTCCGACCGAGGGCGAGGCATAGAAAATGGTGCGCTTGAACTCGGCGGGGGTCAGGCGAGAGTTTTGAATGGGGGTCATGTAATCCTCATGAAAAAGGCCCTGGGTTGTCCCGATTGGGAGCCAGGGCCTTGATGCAGAAAAGAGGCCCCAGGTTTCCCCGGGGCCCCCTTCAGGTTTAGGTATTCGCGGCACCGCCGATGGACACGCCATCGGACAGGTCGATAACACCGGCGGTATCCGACACCACCGTATGCGAGGTGACCTGCTGGTTGGTCGAATCCGTGTCCAGAACGAACAACAGATCGCCCTTCCGCATGCCAGCCTTGTAGGCGTTGGTGAGGTAGGCAGAGTCGTCAACCGTCGCCGCGGCGTCGGTCGATTCATAGAAGTAGAGTTTACGACCGTTAATCGCCTGCGCGACAAGGGTCGGGAGAGTCGTAGTAGCCATGTTAGTTTCTCCTTACTGAGCAGCAAGAGCGCTGGCGTCGTGGTTGATAAGCACGATGCCGTCGTTCTGAAGGAGCTTTGCGCCCATGAACATGGAGCAACGTGCCCAGCTATAGTCCTGCTCGCCGTCGTAGCCGATCTGGTTGTCCATGCCCGAGACGTCAGCGGCGTGGCCGATGGCGTTCTTATGGAACACGAAGCACTTTTCGGCATTGGTGCCGGCACCGGAGACCTTGGGATGCACAATGATGTTCATTTCCATCCAGCGGTAGAAGCCCGGCTGGTCGGCCCAAGTGGTCTGTGCACCATCGAACGGACGACGGGTCACGTAATCCGCCGATGCAAACTCGGTGGTCTGCATCAGGTAATTACGGAAGCCCGGCGAGATGACGGCCCAGATATTGCCGTCGAACGGGACCTCGTTGTAGCCGAGGATCGATTGCGCCTTCAGCAGAAGGCCAACCGAGCCGGGGACTGCAGTGCCCGTGTCGTTGGTGGCGGTACCGAGTTCGGTCAGGATGTCCTGATCAATCTTGCGATTGATGACACCCATCGCGTTCTTCTGCATCAGACCGGTTTGGTCGCCCTGGCCGGCAAAGATGTTGTAGCGGGTCTTCTTACGAAGATCATGCCACTCGGTCAGGGTCGCCGTGTACTGGTTGAGGTTATCGGCGCGCGACGGGATAAGGCCGTTCGTGCCGCGGGTAACCGCTTCGTCACCGTTGGAATCACCAACGAGGAAAACCGCCGAGTTGCCCTTGATAACGGCTTCGGAGGTCACAGCGTCACGCAAGATGCTCTGGCGCTGTTCGAACCCCAGGATCATCTCCTGGCGATATTGGATTTGGGTGGCTGTCTCAGCCATTTATGCACCTGTGGATAAGAAAAGGCTTTCAGGTGCTGATCACTCGGGTTGTCCGAAGGCATGGGTCGGGGTTGCCGGAATCCGGGCCGTTCCCAGTGTTTCGGGGCGTCGTTTCAGCGGGTTTTGTGGGTAGAAGTGCGGGCCGTTTCCGGGTTGCCGCGATTGGGCCGAAGCCCAAAACTTTAGGCCACGCGCCCTAAGACATTAGGGGGTGGTTGTGGTAATCTGGCGCCTCAACCAATGGAGGCATGAATGCGATTCTTGTTGTGCGCTGTCTTTGCTTTCGTCTCATTCGCGAATGCAGCAAACGCACTGACCTGCGCCGAGTTTGAGGACTTACTCATGAAGTCCAAGGACAAAGACGAACTATCTCAGCGTTACCTTGGAGGTTGGCTTGAGGGATTTGGCGGGTCGACGCTGGCAAATGCGGTACTAGCTCGACGTGATGGCAAAAATGAACCGGTCTGTTTTCCGGCAGACGACAGTTTCACTGTATCGAATGTCGATCTTGTGCACGCCTACGACAGGGCTATCGTCAGCCGATCGGATGCTGACAAAAACGACGCCAGCAAATGTTCGGCGGAAGTCATCATTCTGTTAGGACTTCAACAGAAATATCCCTGCCATTAAATCGGCAAAACATTCGGACCAAGAAGCGACGTTGGATCTGAGCCGAGAGCGGTCTGCTGTGCCGCGAGACGTCGCTTGCGGCGCTCTTCTGCCGCCGCTTCCGCATCCACATTGTTCCCCGGATTGCCGGCGCTGCCGAAGCGACCGGAATTGCGGGAATTGGACGTTCCGCCAGTGTAATCGCCGGGTTTTTGCCCCGTGGATTCGTCAAGGTCGCGGAACTGTGGAGTTCTGCCAAAAGGGTCCGCACCGGCCGCAGCGTTAGCGACCGCGCCGAGCGCCGTCACCGCGCTGAGCGGGCCTGTGGGGGACATGCTGAGAGCAGAGCCGAGCTGACCCAGGGTCGGCAGGCGGTTGTATGTGGGGATTTGTTCGTCCTCGAGCGTGCCCGGCCTGTAACCACGAGCGCGATCACGCGAGCCTTGGGTGGGATCTTTAAACCCCGTCCGCTCCCGATTCTTCTTCGCGGTATCTGACTCGCCCGTCAGCCCGCCACGGCTCCGACCGAGGCCACCGCCCTGCGCGCTACCGGTGTTCCTCTGCCCACCGCCCTTGTCACCGCGGCCACCACCGCCCATACCGTTGTTGCTGCGGCCCGTATCTCGTGCGCCGCGCGCCGGGTCTTTTCCTGGCATCGTTCTCTCTCCTTAATGTCCCCGAGCCGTGAGCTTGTCACGGGCTTCGAGTAGTTTGCCGTATTGCCCACGGCGTTCATTGTTGCTGGGATGCTGCCAGGCCCGAATGTTTGTGCTCATTTCTTTTTCCATCTCGGCAATCTGGTCCTTGATGGCGCCCAACTGGTCACCGCCGGCATTGGGGACGACCGTCCCGGCCGGGTTGAGTTCACGGGCAACACCGGCCAGCCATTTGGTCGCGGCGATGTTGTTGCCGAGAAGCGACCCATCAGCCAGACGGGCGGTCAGGATGAGGTCGCCCAATCCATCGGGGGCCTGTTGCACCAGATTGTGGACAGCAACCATTTCCGCACGGAAATTCCCGCCCCATTCCCCCTTTAGGGTTTCGATGAGGTTGGCCTTGTCCGTTTCTACCCGCTGCGCCGCTTCTTGGGCACGCTGCTCTTGAATGACAAAAAATTCATCTAAAACGGCATTAACGACTTCCGGTGACGCATTGACGGCGTGGGCTCGCTCGAGAACCGCATCGACCAACGGCCTATCCGCTTCACCAATGACCAGGCCGTCAGAGAGTTCAATCTGATAGTCCGAGAACTTCTCCGGGATGTTGTTGGCCTGTCGATACTCGGCAATCTGTTCGGGAGTCGGATTCTCGGGGAGCGGTTGCCTGACCTGCCCCGACGAGAATTTGGCCTCCATTTCACGGAACGACTTGAACACCGACCCGACGTCAGGGAAGCGCTGAAGCCGTTGCAATGCCTTGGGATCATCCCCGGCGATACGTTCACGCCAGTCGTCTGCGATCCAAGGCTTATCGGCGGCAGCTGGTTCCGGGGCTGGTGCTGGAGTTGGATCTGCGGCGGGAACGGCTACTGGAGTTGGGTTCGGGTCCGCATTCGGAACAGGAACCGAGGTTGTCGGCTCGAGAGCCGGGCTCGGAGCTGGTTCGCTCATTATCACTCCTCAATCTTGTTGGCTGGTAGTTTCATCAGGTGGACGATCTGTTGACCGGCGAACTGCCGGCCGAGAGCAAAATGTGTCGCGTTCGTATCCCCCGGCCGATAGGCGAGGTCATAGGTCTTGCACACTTCGAAGATGATGAAGTTCAAAGCGCGCTGCTGTTGGATCTTGTCGGCGGCGCCGTTCATCACGGCTTGAATGGCAACGACGTCCGCCTTTTTGAAAACTGCCGGCGCAAATTCTGCCGGGGCTTTCTTCATGCCGCCGCCTGTTTAAGTGACTGGCCGGCGTTACCCATTTCCGTCGCGATCGCGGCGCCCTGCCCGACCATATCCATGGCCTGCTGGGCTTGGGCCTTCTGCTGTTCCTGTGCCGTGATGGCTTCCATTTCACGTTCGTCACGGAGCCATTTGGCCGGCACCTGACCACCCTTGAGGGCGTCACGGAGGGCAACCTGGATGTTGACCGTCTTCGCCGCGGCCGGATCGTAAGCTGCCGCTTGTTCGGAGAGAGCAAGGGCTGTTTGGAACTGTTGAACCTTGGCCTGATCTTCGGCCTCGGTAATCGGGCTTTCGAAGCGGAAGCGGATGTTCTGGCCCTGCAGGGATTCCGGGATATCCGACGCCGGACCAAAGGCCCCTTCCGCCATCAGCAGGGTTGCTGCGTCTTCGCACAGAGGTGCGGAGTATTCCTGCTCAACCGGCTGGAACAGCGGCATGACCTGTTGGATGTACTCCCGAATGCGCTGGCTGACCTCATAGGCCGTCATTTCACGACCGGCGCCGGGCAGGTGGATCTTGTCGATGTAGAAGCAACTGGCGAGCATGCTTTGGGTGCGCTCGAGCAGATTGATCCCCAGCGGGAAACCGCGGGAATCGACAGTGAGGGGACGAAGCACCTCACCCAAACGCTCGTCATAATCTTGTGACGCCCAGGTCACCCCGCCAGGGTAAATGTCGATCGGGCTCTTTACCGCTTCCTCAATCGCAATCATGGGCGGGTCGACGGCCTTCTCACCTGCTTTGAGCAGGGTAAAGGTCATCTGCTGCATCAATCGCGCATCTGGAAGACCAGCGATGACAGCCGGTGAGCGGGCGTATTGTGAATCATCCGGGCAGAACCAGCGGGGGACGATGTAATACCCCGTCCGCAGGCCGACTTCCTCCATGACGTGGCGGCTGTCGACGTCGATGAACAGCGAAATCCACGGCCAGTTGCGCGGATTGGGTCCGTCATACTCATCGGCCGGAACGACGACATGCCGAACGTTGACTTTCGAATAAGCCCCGGCGCCGTTGTTTTCCGTGAGTTTGCGCGTCACATTCGAATGGACACGGTCCTTGAAGAGGTGCGCCAGTTCGCGGGCGGTTGGCTTCCAATTCCTGCCCCGAAGGCCAACGGAGCCGTCGTACTTTTCGCACCACACCATATCCCGAAGGTGCCAGTTTCGGAACAACAGGGCGGATTTAAGCCGGTTGACCTCGAGAGACAGGACGCCGTTACCGAAGTTCGTCCAGTCGTGATCGGTCAGATGCGTTGCTTTGGAAAGCATGGCCACGGGATCTGACATGGCCCGCATCTGGACCTTTGTCTTTTCCTCAAGCCAAGCCTTGGCGGCATTATCCATTCTGTCATCAGGATCGCCCACCGCCATGTGAAACCACTGGTTCCCTTGGGGGCGAAGCATTGAGGACATGGAATCCCCAAGGTCGCGGGCGACCAACAGCGGGTATGAGGTGGCCAAGCCGGTCGCGTATTCCTCCCCGACATTCCGGGAATAGGTGAAATTCGCACGGGCCGGATAGAAGTTCTCCGCAATGTCCTGGCACAGGGACATGAACGGCGCTTTTTGACTGAAGAGGTTTTCGACGCGCGACAGCAGAACCTTGTGCCGCTCCTCAAACACACCGGGCGCTGAGACGATGGCGGGTGCTTCGACCCGTTTCTTTGCCATGTCAGCCCAGGCGATCGTCGTCGGTCAGATTGGTGGATTGGCGGCCGGATGCCGATTGACGGCGACGCACGGCTTCAAGTCTTGCCCGCTGGATAGCAGCGTCATCCTGTGTCGGTGCAACGGCGGGTGCAGTGACGGCGGGTGTCTTTTCGGTCTTGGGTGTCTTCATGGATGCGCCCTTGATGGCGCTATACCCACTCGCGGCGGCGCCAACGGCGGTTGCGGCCGCATTCACAAGCGGAATCGCCGCGGTAATCGTGTCGCCCATGTTACCTCCTGGCACCCAATGTCTTTCGCAGCACAGGCGGGCGTGATGCTCTGCCCCTGCCCTGCTCGTATCGTTCGAGATCCTTGCTGGTGTAGAGCGCCTTAGCGCCGTTCGACCATGACATGACCACTGCATCGCCTTCGTCCGTGGACCGGCCCAGGCGCTTGCAAACGTCTTCCTTGTTCTCAATCTTGATCGCCATGCCACCCTTGTGGCTGACATGCTCGAATGTCGGTGCGGTCAGGTCCGCCAACAGTCTTTGACCGGGCGGCAATGCGATAGGCGAACCGCCCGGCTGCTCCGGGTCCAATGCCTCACGAAAGCGCCAGATGATTTCAGAGCGCTTGTTCTTGAAGCCCAATTGCTTGTCTTTGGTCCGCAGTACGGATTCCGCCGCACCCTTGTGACCTTCGACCTTGACCCCGTTGTCCTTCAGGTGTTCGTAAGTCGAGCCGCCGTAACCACCGCCCAAGTCAATTGTGACGGGGCATTCGTCCCGACGATGGCTGACCACCAGACCGGCGCAGTGCTTTCCGATCCGGTCCTGCGGAATCTCCGCACCAGGGACAACGACCAGTTTGGCAAACCACCCGTCATGACGGGGTGCCATGACGAACGGGTCTTCACCACCGCCCGAACAATCCACCCCGATATTGCACATCGGGATTCCCTGGGGTGGGTGTGGCGTCCATCTTTCCTGCGCAGCCCTCACCCATGCTGTTGGGATGACTTGATTGGCGGCATCTTTGACGCCGGCCTTGAAGTCGCCATAGAGCAATTGGGAACGAAGCGGCTCAGGAAGCGATTGGAGCTGTGCCCGGTATTCCGG